GATTATCTACACGAGATTGGTAAAAATTGGTATGATTATTTAGTGTCTAAAGGTGTAGATTTTGTTTGGGAAACTAAAGTAACCAGTATTGATTTTGATGCTCAAGAATTATTTATAGGAGAAGAAGGGTCATATATCAATCCTAAAAATTGGCCTATTATGTATGACCGTCTAATATTCGCAGTTGGTAAATCAGGTATAGACTTTGGTAAGCAACTAGCAGACGATTATAAATTACCTACTGAACCTAAACCAGTACAAATTGGTGTGCGATTTGAAGCACCACAAGAACACTTCCAAAAACTAATTGATATTAGTTACGATTTTAAATTATATAGAAAATTCGATGAAGGAGTATCACTACGTTCTTTCTGTACAAACAACAATGCAGCATATGTTGCCGTTGAAGAAACGTATGGAAATCACAGTTACAACGGACATGCTAAAAAAGATGAAGCATTCCGGAATAATATGACCAATTTTGGTATATTAATGGAAATACCAGGCATTGAAGAACCATTTGCTTGGTCTAGAGAATTAGTATCTAAAGTAAATAAAGAAGGTACTGGTTTATATTATAGCCCAACTCGTACACCCTCTACAACATCTGAAGGTGAAGATGTAAGTGCTGTTGTAATTGATGAAGTACAAATGAATGAAGTGAGAGATGCATTTCATGGTTACTATAAATACATTGATGATTTTATCGATGATATGAAAAAAGTATTTCCAACATTAGGTGATGATTGGGGTGTTTATGTACCTGAAGTTAAATACTTATCTCCTGAGCCATTGGTTAATTATGATAATTTATCGTTAAATGATTACCCTAATGTTCACTTTGTAGGCGATGCATTGAGTGCAAGAGGTATTACAGTATCAGGAGCACAAGGAATCTATGTTACAGATTATATATTAAACCAAAACCAGGAATATCCTGATTTTCACGAACATTTTTAAAAAATTAGGATCCTTAAAATTTCTTTCGTATATTTACATAAATAAGAGTTATATAATAATCTAAATATTTAAATAGTTATGGCAAAAAAGCAAAAAGTTTATGAAGTAAGACGCATGCGCAACAGTGGATCATATCACCATTTTTTTAGAGAATCAGGAACTACAGCCTGGAAACATCATAACTGGGATGGTCCCGCAATTGAACCAATTGAAGGTGAAATAACTGAATTAAAAAAATCTTATTTTTTATATGGCATAGAAATGACTAAAGATGAATGGATAGAAACTCGTTCTGAAAGAGAAGGTCTCCCATGGTATAAAAGTGCTGCCTTACGAGGTACAGCACGTATGTAATATGGAAAAACCAATTGTAATTAATGCTAAAGAGTGTAAAGAATGTAATGTTCCTAAAGGATGGGGGCATGAAATTATATTCGAAAACAACAAACTTTATTGTGGTAAGTTGCTTGTGTTTAAAGAAGGTTGTAATTTTAGCATGCACTATCACTTAGAAAAAGATGAAACCTGGTATGTACAAGAAGGTGAATTTATATATCGTTGGATTGATACTGAAACAGGTAAAGTCCATGAACAACACTTAATTGAAGGTGATAGTGTAAGACAATACCCAGGACAACCACATCAAGTTAAAGCATTAACAGATGGTATATTATTTGAGGTAAGTACAGAACACTTTGATAGTGATAGTTATCGTGTATATCGTAAATGGTTAGATAATAAAGACGTATGAATATAGTATTTTGTCTCCCTGGTAGAGAATTTTCAAATAAATTTTTAAATAGCTGGACTAGTTTAATTCATAATATTCCTAAGGATTGGAGGTGGGCTCATGTTACAGGTTATGTTCCTAATATTACTTATAGTAGACAATCTTTATTAGATCGAGCTAAAATGTTTAAACCAACCCACTATATGTGGATTGATAGTGATCAAGTATTTAATCCAAACCAATTTCTTCAATTAACTACTCATGACCTGCCTATTATTTCAGGTCTATATAAAAAAGAAAATTTGCCTGACCAATTTGCTGGTTGTAAATTAAACGGAGAAACTTTGACAGTTAGTGATATAGAGGGGGTAGAAAAACCAATGGAAGTACTAGCTAATGGTATGGGTTTTATGTTAGTTAAAAGAGAAGTATTTGATTTGATAGAAAAACCATTTGAATTTTTAAATGAACACCAATGGGAAGATTTTGGATTTGCTGATAAAGCTAGAAAATTAGGATTTAAATCTTACATTGATCCCGCACTTATAATTGGACATGAAAAAAAGGTAGTGATATGAAAATAGGATTATGTGGTACAATGAGTGTAGGAAAAACTACACTTGTTAATGCTCTTCAAGAGTTAGATTATTTTAAAGGTTATAATTTTAGAACAGAACGTTCTAAAGAATTAATGGCACAAGGCATTCCATTAAATACAGATTCAACATTATTAGGTCAAACTGTTTTTTTAGCTGAACGTGCTAGTGAATTAATGCATGAAAACATTATCACAGATAGAACGGTTATTGATGTAATTGCGTTTGCACGTGCTTCCAAATCTATGAATTATTTAGATAAAGAAGACTTTACAGATTACGCTAAACATTTAATTAGAGAGTATGATTATATTTTTTATGTGTCTCCTGAAGGTGTAAAAATTGAGGATAATGGTATTAGAGAAACTGATGCTGAATATAGAAAAGAAATAGATATGATTATTGATCATACAATTATGAAAAATCGTCATAGAATTAAAAATCTAATTAAAATCAGTGGTTCTACAGAAGAACGAATGTCTAAGATTATAAGTAGTATTAATTCTTAACATATTTATAATAAAATATATATTATAATGAAACGTTCAGAATTATCCTCCCAAATCAAAGAAATGATTGTAGATGTACTCCAAGAAGTATCTCAAGATGATGTTGTTGCTGCTCAAGCCTATAACGCCGAACTAGAAAAAACTAAAGAGTTAACATCAGATTTAGGTTTAACTGAAGAAGATGAAGTAGAGCCTGCAGCCAAAGACATTAAAAAAGATGATTCAATATCTACTATCTCTCGTAAGCTACAGGGTACTAATAAAGAAATGAAAACCGTAGTTAACAAATGGAAAAAAGCTGAAGGTGAAGAAAAAGAAAGTTTATTAGCTCGTTTAAAAGATTTAACTAAAATTAAAAAAGAGCTTGAAGGACTTATTTAAAAATATCCAAACACTACTAATTGTAGCATTAGCAGCACTTTTGTTTTTTCAAAGAAGCTGCTCTTCTACACCTCCGGTAGAATCTGAAGTTATTATAGAAGTAATAACCAAATGGGATACATTAAAGGTTTCCACTAAAGAGTATGTGCCTAAATACATTAGAAAAACAATAGTAGAAATTGACACTTTTCAGGTACCGATTGATACTATTTCTATTCTAAAAGATTACTACGCAAAATATTTTTACACTGATACTATTAAGGTTGATAGCCTTGGTTTTATAGTGATAAATGATACGGTTACTCGTAACTTAATATCAAAACGAGATGTTCAATCCAACATATTCATCCCAACAACTACAATTACTAATACTATTTACCTCAACAAACACGAGTTGTATGGGGGCGTTGCGGTAGGTGGTATGGTTAACCCAGTTCAAAATGAATCTCCAATTAATTACATTGGGGGAGAGTTATTATATAAAAATAAAAAGAAACAAATATACGGTTTTGGTTTAGGAATAGATAAAAATTTCTATCCTATAGTTTCTGGCCGTATGTACTGGAAGATAGGTAAATGAGTCAAGATTTAAGGAAAATAATACAATCCGAATACATCAAGTGTGCAGCTGATCCTATACACTTTATGAAAAAGTACTGTATGATTCAACACCCACAACGTGGACGTATTCCTTTTCACCTATACCCATTTCAAGAAAAAGTCTTAACTTTATTCCAAGAAAATCCTTATTCAATAATACTTAAATCTAGACAGTTAGGTATTTCTACTTTAGGTGCTGGTTATTCTTTATGGTTAATGTTATTCCATAAAGATAAAAACGTACTTTGTATTGCGACAAAGCAGGATACAGCTAAAAACATGGTTACGAAAGTAAAATTCATGTATGAGAATTTACCTTCTTGGCTTAAGATAGACGCACCTGAAAATAATAAATTAACATTACGATTGAGTAACGGATCACAAATTAAAGCAACATCAGCTTCAAGTGATGCTGGTAGATCAGAAGCCGTTTCTCTTCTATTAATTGATGAGGCTGCCTTCATTGATAACATTGGAGAAATTTGGGCCTCAGCCCAACAAACACTAGCTACTGGTGGTGGGTGTATAGCATTATCTACCCCTTATGGTACAGGTAACTGGTTCCATCAAACTTGGGTTAGAGCAGAAAATGATGAAAATGATTTTTTACCTATTAAACTACCTTGGTACGTTCACCCCGAACGCGACCAAACATGGAGAGATAGACAAGATGAATTATTAGGTGACCCTAGAATGGCAGCCCAAGAATGTGACTGTGATTTTAGCACTTCAGGTGATACTGTATTCTATGCTGAATACCTACAATTTTATGAACAAACCTATATTAAGGATCCACTTGAAAAGCGTGGTGCTGACCAAAATCTATGGATTTGGGAACCTGCCGATTACTCAAGATCCTACCTTGTTGTTGCTGACGTTGCTCGTGGTGATGGTAAAGACTACTCTGCGTTTCATGTTATCGACATTGAAACAAACACTCAAGTTGCTGAATATAAAGGTCAACTCGGTACTAAAGAATATGGGCATTTATTAGTAGGTATAGCTACTGAGTATAATGAAGCACTACTTGTAATTGAAAATGCGTCCATTGGTTGGGCAACTATTCAAACAGTAATAGAAAGAGGATATAATAATTTATTCTATTCAAGTAAGAGTGACTCCTCAATGAGTGATTCGTATTTTGACAAATATATGGATACATCTAAAATGGTAGCTGGTTTTACAACAACATCCCGAAATCGACCTATGATTGTAGGTAAGTTTCAAGAATATGTTAATGGTAAAGACGTTACAATTCAATCAAAACGTTTGCTTGAAGAGATGAAAGTATTCATGTGGAAAAATGGACGACCAGAAGCCCAACAAGGTTATAATGATGACTTAGTTATGGCATTTGGTATTGCTATGTTTATGAGAGATACTTCATTTAAATTTAGACAAAATGCTTTAGAATCATCTAAAGCTGCCCTAAATAGCATATCAAGGAATACAACACCTTTTGTAGGGGGGTATGGTAATAACAATAGTGTTCCAAACCCTTATGAAATAGAAAATCCCTATGGTGGGAAAGAAGATATTACTTGGCTTCTATAAATTAGATAATATTTATAATAATAACACAAACTCATGGCTGATAAAGGCTTATTTAAAAGATTACAAAGATTATTCTCTTCCGACGTAGTAATACGAAACGTAGGAGGCAATCAACTAAAAGTAGTCGATACAGACCACATTCAAACTTCAGGAGAATTTGAAACCAATGCTTTGATGGATCGATTCTCAGGAATCTATCAAAACCCAGCTTCAACATCTCTTTACGGAGCCCAGTTCAATATGAACTACCAGTATCTGAGAACTTTTATTTACTCAGATTACGATTTAATGGATACAGATGCTATTATTGCTTCTGCCCTTGACATCGTTGCTGATGAATGTTCCCTAAAAAATGACATGGGTGAAGTCCTTCAAATTAAATCATCTGACGAAGACATTCAGAAAATCTTATATAATTTATTCTATGATGTGTTAAACATTGAGTTTAACCTTTGGTCTTGGACTCGTCAAATGTGTAAATATGGTGATTTTTTCTTAAAACTAGAAATTTCAGAAGAATTTGGTGTATTTAATGTAATCCCTTATTCAGCATACCATATTGAGAGACAAGAAAATTTTGATCCCGAACATCCTTCTAAAGTAATATTTAATTACAACCCAGAAGGTATTTATGGTGGTTCATCATCGGGTTACTACTCAACTCCAAATCAAGATAAACAAAATGGTTCTACTATTCAATTTGATAATTACGAAATTGCCCACTTTAGATTATTATCTGATGTAAATTATCTTCCATATGGTCGTTCATATATTGAACCCGCTCGTAAATTGTATAAACAATATGCATTAATGGAAGATGCAATGTTAATTCATAGAATTGTACGTGCACCCGAAAAACGTATTTTCTATATTAATGTAGGTGCAATTCCCCCAAATGAAGTAGAAAATTTCATGCAGAAGACAATTTCTACAATGAAGCGCACTCCGTTAATGGATCAGAAAACAGGTGAGTATAACCTGAAGTACAATATGCAGAATGTAATGGAGGATTTTTATATCCCTGTTAGAGGAAATGATCAGGCCACTAAAATCGATACTACTAAAGGTTTAGAGTATGCTGCGATTGAAGATGTTGAATATTTAAGAGAAAAATTATTTGCTGCTCTTAAAGTGCCTAAGGCATTTATGGGATATGATGAAAACTTATCTGGTAAAGCAACATTAGCAGCCGAGGATATTCGTTTTGGCCGTACAATTGATAGATTACAACGTATATTACTATCAGAATTATATAAAATTGCTTTAGTTCATTTATATGCTCAAGGGTATAGAGATGAGCAAATGACTAATTTTGAGTTAGGTTTAACTACACCTTCCATTATTTACGATCAGGAAAAGATTGCATTGATGAAAGAAAAAGTAGATTTAGCTTCACAAATCATGGAAAATAAATTACTTCCTACAGATTGGATTTATGATAATATTTTCCACTTCAGTGAAGATGAATACGATGAGTATAGAGACTTAATTGCTCAAGACCAAAAACGTCAATTCCGTATGAATCAAATTGAAACTGAAGGAAATGATCCACTAACAACAGGTCGTTCATATGGAACACCTCATGATTTAGCTTCACTATATGGAACCGGTAGAATGGATTCAGATCCATCTAATGTGCCTGATGGTTACTATCCAAATGACAAAGAAACATTAGGTCGTCCAGAAAAAAAAGCATCTAATATTAATACTCAAGATAATGCCTTTGGTAAAGATAGATTAGGTAGAAAAGAAATGAAAGTAGATGATCAACCTGGTTTTAATGAATCTGCTAGTAAAAATTATGCTAAAAATCGTTCATTGCTCGAATCCATGAGTAAAGAGTTAGTCTTTACATCAGATAAGAAAAAAGAATCATTATTAGATGAATCAAATATTAAAGAGTAATATCTCCTTATATATTTATAATAAATCCTATTAGGAATGAATATTAAACATTCGAAATACAAAAATACCGGCATTTTATTTGAACTATTAGTTCGTCGAGTAACGGCGGATACTCTTAATGGTAAAGACTCAGAGTCTTTAAAACTTATCCAAAAATATTTCATTAAAAGTGAACTTGGAAGAGAGTATAAATTGTATGAAACTCTTACTAAAAACACCTCTTTAACTGAATCTAAAGCTAATGTAATGATACAAACATTACTTGAAGCTTCTAAAAAGTTAAATCGTAGTGCTCTTAAAAGGGAAAAATATAACCTTATTAATGAAATTAAAAAGCATTATAATATAGAAGAATTTTTTAAGACAAAACTTTCTCATTATAAAACACATGCTGCTTTTTATATGCTAAATGAAATTCAAAATACTGAAGCTTTAGTAGACACAGATATTATTATCAATAATAAAATGACTCTTCTAGAGCATCTTTCAACTTCAAAAGTTAATACTGAAAAAGTTGAAGCTGAAATATTACAAGAATTCCAAACATACGATAAAGATACTCGTATGCTTACTTATAGAATTTTAATGGAAAAATTTAATGGTAAGTATAACAACCTACATGATAGCCAAAAAGAAGTATTAAGACAATATGTTAATTCAGTAGATTCAACCCCTGTATTAAAAGAATTTTATAATAATGAAGTATCTAAGATTAAAACTCAATTAAATGAGTTAACGTCTAAAATCACTGATAAAATAGTTCAAATCAAAATTAATGAAGTATCTAGCTTAATTGAAGAGTTAGATAAAGCAGCTAAAGTTACAAGTGAAAATATTGTAAACATTCTTCAATATCTTGAATTAGTAGAAGAATTAAAAATAGCTCATGGCTGATCGTAAAGTAGGTGATATTAAAACTTCCGGTGGTATAGTAACTACAGTAACTGCTATTGACCCTCAAACTAACTCAGTTTCTTGGGACGTTGATTATTCAGCTGATTACAAAAAATTATTTAATGATATAACTGATTTAATGAATACAGCTCGAGAAGTAGCAGACATCACTGATGAGGCTTTCTTTAGAGACCATTACTTAGATATTAGAAAACGAAGAAATGAGTTAAGAACTTACTTACGTAATAATAAAGCTAAAGAATACGCTCGTATTAAAGGTATGAATGAAATGAGTGGAACAGGAGGTTCAGCTTCATTTGCAGTAGGTACAGGTGGACAATATGCTACACCTTTTGCTTTTAAAAAGAAAAAAAAAATAAAAGAGGGTGATCCTGGAGCCACATTAGGTAAAGGTCCATCAGCTGGTCCTAATGGAGTAAATAAAAATTACTATTACAAATTAGGATTTAAGCCTGTAGCTAAACCTCATTCTACAAAAGGCATAGAAGTTCGATATTTATGGGGGAAGAAATAATATGTATAAGTATAAATTAAACCTAAAAGAACAGGATACTGATAGAGTAGCATTTCAAGAAAAACGAATTTTTGCTTTTAAAGAAATTGAATCTCATTTAAATGCTTTATATCCTATGATAGATAAGGCAAAAGATGAAACAATAGCTTACTATCAAGAAAAACCCGAATCATATTCTGTAGTTATACCTACAGATTTAGTTTTAGATTATATAAAAGATATTGAAAAATTATTAACGGATAAGTAAATGGCAAACACAGATTTTAACACAAGTGCAATTCTAGCATATGGAACTGAAACCCCACTTGGCGGTACAGTATCTACAGTTACAGGATCATTTTCAGGGTTTACAGTATTATCTGGCTCTGTAAATTTTACTAGTTTAGTAGATTATTTTGGAAACGAATTAAGTCCATTAGATAGTACAACATGGGCATCAGTCCCAGATGGTACAACAGTCTCATTATTTATCAGCTCATCAACAGTTGCTTCAGGTTCAGTATTATTTTACGCTATATCTACTGAAACACCAACAGAAACACCCAACGCCCCAGCTCCATACAATTATGCTACTTGGGTAACTAAATCACTTCCATAATATGAAAACTTTACAAGAACAATATAATTTATTAAACGAAGGAAAAGGACACAAAAATGTGTTTATGAAATCTGCTCGTAACTTATTTCCAGACCTTTTTAATAACTTTACCAATTATAACACGGCAGTAAAAGTCTTAAAAGATAAAAACATTATCTCAGAAGCTGTAGGTGGTGTAGTTACTGGGGGGAACACATCTCCAAACTGGTTTAAAGTGTTTGATAAGAACATGAATGTGATTTCTGAAGAAGAAGCTAAGGCTATTGAGAAAAAAACAATCAAATCCGTATCAGATTTAGAAACTGCTGGGTATGATTATAAAGATCCTAAAAACAGTAACAATCTTAACTTTGAAGAAATGTTAATGGGTTATTACGCTGAAATGAAAGATCCTAAAAATGCTGATAAAACAGAAGGTGAGTTAAAAGAAATGGTAGCTAAGAATTTAACTGGTGACCCTACTTATTATACTACCAATCAAGCATTTGGTATAATGGATATTGGCTATACAAAAGATGCACCAGGTTTAGGAAGTCCTAAAGAAATTAAAGGTGAATATAAGGGTTCCGGGTATGGTGAAAGCACAAACAAAGACATTCCTGAAGGAGAAGTAGGGACAGGATACAATTACTTAAAAGAAGATAAAATGATTAAGTTAACAGATTTAATTAACGAAGCTATTGGTGGTTACATCGATTTACGTCCTGCAGGACAGATGGCTCCCGTACAAGAAGATGCTCGTACTGATGCTGAAGAAGAAGGCTATAAAGATGGTATGCGTGACGAAAAGGAAGATTTAAAAGATAAACCTAAAACTAAAAAAATTAAAAAAGAAACAATTGATACTAAATTATCTGAAATTGGCAAGCAAGGTGATATCGTAAAGTTAGAAGCCCAAATTAACTACCTTGACGAAGCTATTGCTGAAAAGAATCAAAGAATTTCTATGGTAACTGAAGACGAAAATTTGTCCGAGTTAGTAGATAAAACTAAAATGAAAGAAATGCAGCGTTCTGTTAAGGAATTAGAAAAGAGAAAAATGCGCATGGAAAAATTGTATGAAAAGTTAGCTGGTAAATCTTACGTTAAAACTGAAATCGTAGACGAAACCACAGACGAATCTGAATACTAAAATGAAACAAGTACTAATTGAAACCCAAGCATTCAAGGTTTCACCAGTTCAGCTATTAGAAGGAGTTAAAGCTCCTTCTGGTAATCCACTGGTAGAAGGTATTTTAGCGACTGCCGAAGTTAAAAATGGCAATGGTCGTTATTATTCTAAAGACCTATGGGAAAGAGAAATTGATAAGTACAAAGAGGTTATAAAAGAAAATAGAGCAACAGGTGAATTAGATCATCCTGAATCTTCTATTATTAACCTCAAAAACGTATCCCACATTATTAGAGATATGTGGTGGAATGGAGATAATGTAATTGGTAAAATTGAAATTCTCCCTACAGCAACCGGTAATATTTTAAGAGCATTAATTGAAAATAACGTACAAGTAGGAGTTTCATC